GCCCGATCCCCAGCGCCCGCGCGACCCGGTTCGCATAGGCCGGCACGTCATTGCCGTCGCTGCCCGGCGCCCACCGCCCGATGATCTGCGCCGGCGTGTTCAGCCCCATCTCCGCATACCGCTGAAGCAGGCTGTCCGCCGCGGCGATGCCCTGCTCCATCGTCTCGAAGCGGGCGAAGCGGCCGTCGCTGCCGACATAGCCCGGCTGGCTCTGCGAGAACCGGCCGCCCTCGATGTTCAGCGGGTTGTTGTTCCGGATGCCGCGGGGATCGCTGGCGTTGCCCTGCGGCCCGGGGGCGGCCGGCGCCACCGGCGGGGGCGGCGCGCGCAGGCTGCCGATCTCGCCCGTCGCTTCCTCGCCGTAGCGCACGATCATGTATTGCCCGTTGCGGAGGGACACCGGCCGGTTCTCGCCGTCGCGCAGCACCACGCCGGTCCCGTCCGGCAGCGTCACCCACCGCCCGCGCGCCTGCACGGCCCGCCAGTATTGCTCCTGCCGGGCTTCATCGGTGAGCCCCGGCCGCGCCGGCACCGCGCCGGGCGGCACCACCAGCATGGAAGGCAGCCGTCGGTTGGGGTCCGCTTCGATCTCCTCCGCCGTCCGGGTGTCGGCATCGCCGCGCCACATCGCGCCCCGGATCAGCCGCTCGAAGCGCGGCAGGTCCACCCGCGTCCCCACCGGGATGCGGATGTCGGAGCCGTCCACGCGCTCGATGCGGGTATGCCCCTCCACCACCTGCCGATAGGCCGCATCCACCCGCTCCCGCGCGCTGCCCGTGCCGCCGATCGCGACCATCCGCACGGCATGGGTCACGTCCGCCAGGTAGGCCGCATCCTCGCTCCCCACCGCGGCGCGCAACTGCTCCATCCGGGTTTCGATCCGATCGTTCAGCCGGCGCATCTCGTCGGCGCCGCCGAGCACGTCCGTCCGCTGCGCGTCGGTCATCTCGCTCGCGCGGAGGAACTGCGGCAGCGCGCTCCGGGTCTGCTCGCTGGTCATCAGGATCATCGCGGGCCGCAGCCCCGCAGGCACGTCCGCGCGCCGCAGGTCGTTCCACACCCGCCACCGATGCTCCGGACCGTAGCCCTGGAACACCCGCTCCAACTCCGCGGCCTGCTGCGAGGGCGGCGCCTGCTTCACCGTCTCCGCGATCTGCCGCGCCCGTGCCACCGACAGCACCCGCGCGTTGACCACCGACACGCCCTGCTCCGCCATCACCGCATCCTGCGCGCGGATCACGTCCGACATGGTGCCCTCGCCGCGCGCCAGCCGGTCCGTCGCGGCCCGCACCGCCGGCTGCGTCTGCGCCCAGCCCACCGGGTCCTGCTGCAACTGCCGCACCTGCTGGCGGATCATGTCGCCGATGAAGCGCGCCCGCATCGGGTTTCGCGGGTCGGTCGGGTCGCCCGTGATCGCGCGCTGGTAGGCTTGCATCATCTCGCGCAGTCCGGCGCCGGCCAGCGCGGAGACCTCGCCGCCGATCGCGCCGATGGCCCGCGCTTCCTCCGCCAGCCGCGGCAGCCCGGCGCGCGTCGCCTGGCGCGCCACCTCCTCCGCCCGATCCGGCGAGACCTGCACGCCCGCGCTGAGGCTCTGCCCGAGCGCCTGCACGGCTTCGCGCGCCTCGCCGCGCAGCACGTCCCGGCCGATCCGCGCCTCATAGACCTGCCGCTGCACCTCCGCCCGCGCCCAGGACACCACGCGATCCCCAGCCGCCGCGATCTCCGGCCGCGCCAGCATGGCGTTCGCCCAGGCCGTCGCAGCCTCCGGCCCCTCCCGCTGCGCGATCCGCCCCGCCTCGCCGGCGATGGACGACACCATGCCGTTCGCCGCGGCTTCCTCGATCAGCAGCGCGCGCTGATCCGGCGAGATGTGACCGGCCAGCACGCCGCGCGTCAGATGCGCCGTCAGCCGGTCCCGCGCCGCCAGCACCTCGGGGCTGTCGGCAGCCGCGCCGCCGAGCATCAGCAGCCGCCATTCCTCGCCGTAGCGGGCGTTCTCCCGGCTCCAGGCATCGCGCGCCTGCGCGTTCTGCTGCGTCGCCCAGCCCGTCAGCAGGTTGCGGCCCATGCCCTCCGCGATGCTGCCGAACTCGCGCCCCAGCTCGTTCCGGAACTCCGCCGGCATCGCCGCCGTCATCGCCTCGATGCGGGTCCGCGCCTGCACGAGGAAGGCTTCCGGCGTGTTCCGGTGCTCCATCGCCAGCCGCGTCAGTTCCGTCGCGGCGTCCTGCTTCGCGGTGTCGAGATACGCCTGCCGCGCCGCAGTGTCGAAGCTGCGGCCGAAGGGCGTGGTGTCCCTCCGCATCTGCGGCGGGATCGGCATGCCCTGCTCGTCCCGCTCGATCGGCACGTTGCGCCCGGCCTCGGCCCCGCGATCGGCTTGGTCCTGATCGGCCAGCCCCTCGAACATCCCGCCGACCTGCCCGAGCGAGCGGGACAGCGCCATCAGCCCGCTCGCCCCGCCGTCCCCCACATCCACCATCCCCGGCGGACCAACCGGCCGGATGCGCAGGGAGGAGCGGTATTCCGGCAGCCCGCCGGGAACGCGGTCGCTCATCGCCCTACCTCGAACTCAGGAACTTGTAGCCCTGGTTGCCCAGGCTGAAGGCGCCGCTGATCGCCTGGCCGTAGCCGGCAAGCGCCTGGCTGTTCGCCCGCGACACCGCCGACTGCCCGGACAGCAGCGCCCGGCTCTGCGCCAGCCCGAGAGACCGACCCTCGCGCTCGGCATTGATCGCGATGGTGTCCAGATCCTTCGCCGCCTCGGCCTCGCTCTCCGTGCGCAGCACATCGGCGCCCAGGCTGTCGCCGCTCAGGCCCCGCGCGCCGCGGATGGCCGCCGCCGCCCCCAGCGTCCGGCGCAGCGTCACCAGCCGGGCCGCCTCCTCCTGCCGCGCCGCCGCGGCCACGGCCTCCCGCTGCTCGGCGATCTGCTGCGCCTGCACCTCCGCCTCTTGCCGGGCCAGCCGCCCCTGCTGCTGCGCCGCCTGCGCGCCGGAGAACGCCGTGAACACCGATGCCGCGGACGAGACCACCGCCGCGATCGCCGCGAACTCACCCATTGACGTGGACCTCCCGCGTCAGACCCAGCACCGTCACCCGCGTCGCCGTGTTCACCCTGATGTCGAACTGGCACTCGACGCTGACACCGTGCATCCGCACCGTCTTCGTCCCGGTGAAGGGCTCCGGCGGGTTCTCGAAATCGTCGCCCTGGAAGCCCATCACCACCGCCGTCCGGCCCACCGTGAACTGGCCGCTCCCGACCACCTCCACGCTCGCCCGGATCAGCCGCTTCATCAGCGACGCGCCATCCCCGTCCGGCAGGTCAGCCGCCACCGGCAGCGGCCGGATCACCTGATCGAACCGCAGCCCGACATCCACCACCCCCACCTCCGGCCGGTCCTCCGGCAACTCGATCCAGCCGGCGCCGTCCACCTCGACATCGCCGAGATCGTGCCCGTTGCTCACCACGCCCACCGTCCGCCCCGCCAGATGCGCGAAGCCGGTGAACACCCGCGTCGGCGAGCCCACCGTGACCCGCTTTGCCGCATCCAGCGGCGCAAGGCTCTCGCTCGCCCGCTCCAGCCGCACCGTCCCGTCCCGCTCCACCAGGATGAACAGCGTGCGCTCGACGCCGGCCACGCTCTTCACGAAGCCATCCGTCTCCCACGGCACCCAGGCATTCACCCGCTCGGCCGCGATGCTGTGCTGCACCGCCATCGTCCCGTCCGCGTTCACGAAGCACACCAGCCGGCCCGGCTGATCCGCGTCGCCCAGCACCCCGCTCGCGCTCACCGGCGACTTGATCAGATGCTCGGCCAGCAGCGACACCGCATCGGCCGTGTAGGATTGCAGCGTGTCGCTCCACCGCGCCTCCCGCGCCACCCGGCCCGTCGCGTCGAGGTAGAGGATCGCGCCGTCATTGGCTGTGGGCCGCACCGTCCCGGCCCCGATCTCACCGACCGGGCGGAAGGCGATCGTGCTCGGCGTCACCGGCCGCGCATCCGAGGAGGGGATGAACCACACGCCGCTGTCCGTCAGCAGCAGCAGACGCCCGGACTGCGCCAAGTGCCGGATGCGAGGCACGCTCTCGATCCCGCCGATGTTCTCCGCGATGCTGTCCGCGTCGGCGCCCGTGCGCAGGTCGAAGTCGAACGGCGCCGCCACGCGGCTCGCCCACACCGCGCTCGGCTGCGTCGTGGTCGAGGCCACCCACAGCCGGCCATCCAGCACCGTGCCGCAGCTCGGATAGCCGAAGGCCGCGCTCCATGCCTGATCCTGCCAGGCCGTCGTCGCCGTCAGCGGCAGGCCCGATGTGTCGTCGCGCCAAGTCACCGTCGCCGTCGTGGTGCCGACCGAGGAAAGCGTGCCCCGCTTGCTGTTCCACCTGATCCACTCGCCATCGCGCCCGGCGAAGATCGCGGCGCTTGCCGTCAGCGTCGCCGTGCTGCCGACCAGCCCCACCGCCGAGGCGGAGATCGTCACCGCAGGATCGGTCACCCGCCAGAAGCCCGGCGTCTCCCACGTCACCGCCGACACGCTGAAGGTGGTCGCGCCGGTGCGCATGATCCGCTGCGTCGGCATCGTCTCGTGGAAGATCAGGATCGTGTCGCCCGCCACGCACCAGGACAGCGTGTCCAGCATCGCCGTCGTCCAGGCGAGGCCCGTGACCGGCGTGCAGGCGGTCCCGGCCGCCGTCCAGGCATCCAGCCGTCCGTTGCTCAGCACCAGCACGTAGCCCTGGCCGGGGCGGAACAGGAACGGGATCGCGATGGACGGCGAGGCGATGCTGCCCGCGACATGCTCGAAGGCCGGCCGCGTCGCCGTGCCGCCCTGCGACAGCGGCCGGCGGTTCAGCAGGGACGCCGCGCCGCCGCGGAACAGTTGCAAGTCCCGCCGGCTGGTCATCTTCGGGGAGAACTCGCCCTGCGCGAAGTTCGTCTGTGCGACCCTGATCTTCGGCATGGGCTACCCGAACCGGCGGGTGAGGATGCGCGTCGCCCGGACCCTGCGCGCCGTGCGGGCCTGGCTGTCGGCCGAGCGCGCGCCGGCCCATGACGCCATCGCTTCCTGCTTCAGCGCATTGCCCAGCGCCGTGTCGCGGTTCAGCCCGACCGCGAGCTTCGCCGCGAGTTCGGTGGTCAGCGCCTCGACAAAGTAGGACGGAAAGCCGCTCTCGCTCGCGCGGAAGGTGTATTCCGCGATCACCCCATCGTCCGCGTCGCAGAACACGTTGTCATCCAGCCGGGTGAACTCGATCGGCACGCTGTTGACCAGGATCGCGTGGATGACCAGCGTGTTCGGCTCCACCTGCCAGGCGTAGGCGTAGCGCGCGATGGGCGTCGCGGTGAGGCGGGACAGCGCCTTCTGCGTGGTCGCGAAGGACCATCGGAACGGCCGCCCGCCGGGGGCGGTCAGGGCCGCCAGCAGGGTTTCCTCATACTCGCGGGCGCAGGCCCGCGCTTCCGCGCTCTCGTCCGCGAGGGAGGCAATGTCGTCCGCGCCGACCCTGGCCAGCGCGCGGTTGCAGATGTCGATGTCCGAGCGTGCCATGCGCGCGCCCCTGCAAGCGGCAGGGGGGGCGCGTCAACGGCCGTGTCAGGCTGCCAAGGTGGGCAGGGAAGCATCACTGGCGGCTACCGGCAGCATGCGGAGCCCGCCGCACTCCCCGCCGAGCTGCGCGTCAGCCGCAAAGTTCCCGCCCAGGCGGAACGTCGTCATCCCCGTCAGGCTGTGCGCCATGGACACGGCCTCGGCGCCGTTCACGCTCACCAGGATCGCGCTCGCGCTGATCGCCAGCCCCACCCGCACCGGCGTGGACGCCACCACCACGCCCGCCGCCACGCCATCGGTGGGCGCGCCCGCGGCGATCCGCCGCGGCACGATGTTGGCGCTGCCGCTCGGCACCACCACGCCCAGCACGTTGTTGTCGCTGCCATCGTCCACGCGCAGCAGCCACCGATCCCCGGTCAGGGATGCGGCGGGCAGAACGAAGCTCCCCACGAAGGTGGCGCCAGGTGCGGACACGAAAACCTCCCCCGTGTGGTTGATGGCGATGGGCTGGAAGCTCGGCAGCAGCGGCGAGCCGCGCGTATCGCCCTGCGGCGGCGCATCGTCATAGACCGCGCTCGTCACGTCCGGGTCCGCGCCGGCCTGATAGGTCACCGTCAGCGCGCCGCCGTTCGGCGCCGCCGATAGCGTGATCTGCACGGCGCCGCCCACGAAAGCGGTGCTGCTGATGGTCAGCGGCACGCCGTTGCGCTGCACGGCCAGGCCGGTGAGGCCAACGCCATCTGTCGTGCCGTCCTGCTCGCGCAGCCCGGTGCCGCCATCGTGCGCGATGTCCAGCGTTACCACGGCCGTCCCGCGCACGCGGCGCGCCGCTGCAATGCGCGGCCCCGCCTGGCCCGTGCTGGCAGCACCCAGGGCGCGGAGCGTGGCCTGGGCGTAGCGCCGGCCCATCCGCTCGTAGCTGGCGGCGGTCCAATGCACGCCATCCGTCAACGTGCTGTCCAACGAACTGCCCGCTAGGAAGACGCCGGGCGTCGCCGCGATCACATCCCGCTGCGCCAGTCGGATGCGGTCATAGCCGCTGTCGCTGCTGCCGGTCTTTCGACCTACAATCGCGACGCCGAAAGGGAGCGCGGGGCGGCCAGATAGGCTGCGCGCTTGCGCGATGACATTGCCCAACCCCGCGACATAGGCCGCGTATGTGGTTAGGTCGGATACGTCGTTTTCACCCTGGTGCCACAAAGCGGCCTCGAAGTCGGTGCCGCTGTCGGCGGTCAGCCCTGCGAGGAGGTTGGTCCAACAGGTCTGCCCTGTCTGCCACTCTGCCACGGCGGTTCCGCCGACCGCGAATTGCAGTAGTCCAATCGGCACGCCGAGCCCGGCGCGCAGCGCGTTGCCGAGTACGACGCCGCCATTGCCGCCAAATCCAGGCCCGTGCAGCGCCGTCGCCTCGCCAGTCTGGGCCACCAGGTCATTGGCGAACCACCCGAAGCCGGCCCAGCGGCGCGTGAGGCTGTCGGCGGCCGGCGGGGTGGATCGCGTCTCCCACATCCGCCGCATGTTGCTCTGGCCGATGCAGAGAATCAGCGCGCCGACGCTGAAGCTGCCCGTGGAGACGGCAGACGGGCCGCCCTGATCCCGCGCTTGCCAGCGATACCAGCCGCCCTGCGGCACGGCGAGGCTGGCGGTCCACGTGCCGCCGCCGGCGCTTTCCAGCACGGCCGCCGTCCAGTCCTGCACAACGGTCGTGCCGTCGCTGGCGTAGAGGCGGATGTCGATGCCAGTGGGCACCACGCCATAGGTGCCGGCGAAGATGACGGTCTTCCACGCCCCGACGCGCTGGAAGATGCGATCCGCCGCGAACTCGGTGAGGCCCGTGATGCTCACAGCCCGGTCACCCCGAGGCTTGCCAGCGTCGCGCTCACCACATCCGCGCCGCGCGTGCTCGCGCCGCTGGTGGCCGGGAGGATCGGGGTGGACGAGGCCGGGCCGATTTCGAGCTGCGGCGCGATGAAATCAATCGTGGCGTCGATCGGCTGGCCGTTGGTGATGACGGATGTCAGCTCGGCATAGATGAAGGTGGCGCCCGCGTTGCATGTCACCGTGTGCCCGTAGCGGCGCAGCGTGCCGTCCATCGCCGGCGAGAGGACCGTGAGGACGTCCTGACTGGAACCTGAGACGCGGGTGCGGATGCGGATGTTGGTGATGTTGGCGAGCGATCCGGCGGCGAGCCGGTAGAAGGCGGTATGCGTCCAGACCTGGCCGGCGGAAGCGGCGACCACGTTGTTCTGCACGTATAGGACCTGGATGTTGCCATTGGCCGATGGCGTCCCGAAGAAGCGGAGCCGCAGGCCCGGCAGGCCGTTCACCGTGACCGCGCCGATGACCTCGCGCGAGACACCGCTGCCGATGACGGTGTTCCAGTTGCTTGGCAGCGTGCCCGGCGTGCCCGCCACGGCGCCCTGGGCGCGCGGGTTCGGGACGCTGTTGGTCCGCTGGCCCTCGATGAGCAGCCGCTGCGCCGCGCCGTGGAAGCGCGGCACATCGGCCGCGTATTCCTGCCAGGTCAGGTCGTCAGTGCCCAGCCCGGTTGATCTGGCGCCGGACACCTGCGCGCGGGTGACCGAAAGGTAGGGCAATACCAGACCCGGCGCCGCGAGAATGAAGCCGACGCCAAGCGGCCCCCCTCGCCCCCGCGCGCGCAGCCGGTTCATTCGCCCTCGCCGGTGGTCACTCGAAGGGTGGCGGTGCCGCTCGCCGTGATGCCCGCCACATGGGTTGCGCTCTCGGGCGGGTAGAACAACTCCGCCCAGCCCGCCGGGAGCGCCATGCTGGTGGTGGTCGAGGCGGTGACGGTGGAGGAGCCGAACTCCACGAAGGCCGGCACCAGACCATCGTTGAACAGCCGCACCGTCCGCTTCTGGACACTCTGAAAAGTGCCAGGAAGCGAAACCCTGTCGCTGCTGGTGGTCAGCGACAGGTTCGCCGATGCCACCGGACGAAACGGCGGCATCGGATCAGTCGGTGTCGGTGACGGACAGCGCCGTCGTGTCGGACACGTCCACGACGCCGGCGTCGTTCGACAGCACCACATGCCAGCCCGTGGTCGAGACCGCGGCGCCGGAGAGCGTCACGCGATGGATCAGGTCGCCGACGTTCATCTGGCCCGCCGCGGCGTCGAAGTAGCCGGTCGTGTCCACCGTGGCCGCCGCGTCGGTGGTGAAGTAGCTCCACCAGTTGCGGCCCTTCCCGGTCTGCATCAGCACCAGGTTCGAAGCGATGAAGGGCATGTCCGACTACTCCGTGAAGGTGATGCGGATGGCGCCGTTGGTGTCGATCGCCACCGCGCCCTGCGACATCATGTTGTTGACGAAGTGCGCCGCCCGGTCGCCGTGCCAGGTCACATCCGTCGTCACGTCCGCGCCGATCGCATGGCCCACCGCGGTCATGTGGTAGATGAAGGCGCGCCGCACCCCCGCGCTCGGCGTCGGGCAGCCCGGGTGCATGATCCACTTCACCCCCAGCCAGTCGCGCGCCTGCGCGCCCATCGCCTGCCGATAGGGCAGGTCGTTCCCGACGAAATCCGCGTCGGTGAACTCGGCAATGCCCATCAGGTCTTCCCAGCCCGAGGGCGGGACGATCGCGAAGCGCATGCCGTCATCCGGCACGTCCGCGGTGCCGAGCTGGTTCAGCGCGCGAAGGATCTTCTCCTTCGTGAGACCGGCGGCGTCCGCGAGGTTGCCCGAGCCGTTCGCCACCGCATTGGTGGTCGTGTCCAGCGCGGCGATGA